TGTCCCTGCTGGGTCATCCACTACGTGAAACAAGTCAGCTGCTGCTAACGAGTCACCTAAATCGGTCAATGCCGTTATTTTTTTGTCTGCCATTTTTATCTCCTATTAACCCTTTCGGGAATGCTACTCTAGGTATTTGCCTAGATCACTTTGTTCATATAGTATATATAAGGGCACTTTGAGCGCCCTTATATAGTATTCGTTATTAACTTGATACCGTTTTACTTACTGCAACACCACTAGCATAAGTTAGTGTAGCTGCAACCGTATTACCTGCTGCCGCTGCTGCTGTATCGTTAATAGTACCACCATTAAGTGCTAACGTTGATACCGTTAGTACGTCTGTGTTACCAATACCAGCAGATGTTTTTCTAAATCTTAACTGGTTAGCAGTTGAATCAGCTGATACGTATGCAAGTGTTAAGTTACCATATCCACCACCTGAAGCGTCATTATTAGTGACCGTCAATTGTGGCGAACCTGTTACCGTTACTTGTTCGTCAAATGTAATTTCAACTTCTATTTGTGCGTTGGCGTCATTCGCCGTAAAGTCAGTATTCGCTGTAGTACCAACTACGAATCTTGTTCTCGTAATAGTTGGCGTTCTCAAACCTGTTGTTGCTGATGTTCCTGCAAGACCACCGATTGCAACCAAGACTTCTGGTTGTGCGTTAGGGTTGTCATTACCTGAACCAATAGTTCCAGCTGCTCTTACCCAACCTTGGTTGGTTGCGTAAATATCGCCTCTATTGTCAGGTGCGTTTTCATCAACAGGTGCAAATTTTGGCTTGTTATCAGCACTAGCGTGTGCTTTTCCCCATGAGCTCATATTTGTTTCTCCCTATTCTTTTAAATAATTAATTAATTATTGTTATATAACTAGTACTATTTATAAGATTAGAAGCCTAACTTTTTGAGTTCAGATATAGTTTTTGATGTATTTGTGTGATGAATTGCCTTACCACCTGCATTGATAAACTCTCTTACGTTTTTCTCGTAATCATCAATGAGAATAGAAGGATTGCCCTTTTTGGCAAAGAGTTTCTTTTCTTTTCTTCTTACAAGGTTAATCTTTGAACGATTTGACATACCTGCGTTTCGTCTTAACCATTCAGTTTTACCAGGAATACAATTAGGATCAAATGACTCTTCTACGTATGCTGATAATATATGAGGATCAAATTTAGATATATAAGACCACAATTGTTTACCACCTGACATCCAAGGTAACTCTCGCCAAAAATTAGGGTTAGATTTTATCATACCCCATTTTTCGGACTTACTACCTTTAGACCAATCTGTAATTGATTTACCTGTAAGAGACTCAGCGCCTTTTACAAAGTCAACAAGAACACCATCCATATCACAATATATTTTTTTCATAGTGTTGTCCTTTCATACTTATACTATAACATATGGAAGGCATATGGCAAGCGTTTTTTTACTTATTATAGTTGATTTTTGGTTCAGTTTCTACTTTAGTCTTCTTCATACCTGTCATAGTAGTACCATTACCATCTGATTCTTTTTTATACTTTTTGTCAATCATATTAAAAAAGTTTTTCTTTTCAACATCTGACATAGAAGCTAAACCTTTACCAGTTTTTTCTAGTTCTTTTTTGAACATCTTTTGGTATTCGCTATCTTCAGTATGTTTAGATAAATTTCTTACTGCTTCCTCAACACTACCAGGTTTGTTTTTTAAATAACCCATTTTAACTACCCTTTACTTTTTTTGCTAAATCTTTATCTGCACCACCCCAAGTACCACTTGATTTAGTGACAAAAGAATTAACACGAGCTAAAGCCCATTGTACTTGCGTTGCACCTGGTCTATGACCACCTCGCCAAGCTGCCATACCTCTATCATATACCTTTTTCAATACTGAATAAGGCATACCAGATTTATCTGCTTTTTTTCTTACTGCCGCTATACTCTCATAGACTTCTCTAGCAGGATGATTTTCGTTTTTTATTTTCATACCTTTTTTCTTCAACCTCTCTATATCTGCTAATGACATAGCATTTTCGTCTTTCTTCAAAATCTTATCTGCAATTTCGTGGCCTTTTTTAATTGTTTTCTTTTGTAAAGGTGGTTCATCATTCATCACCTTTTTAGCCTGTGCCATTCCTATTGCGTAAGCGTCATCTTTTTTCATTTCATTTTTTAATGCCTTATCAATCATTTTTGCTTGAGCGGCGTGTTTATCACTAGCGCCTTTCAACATATCTTTAACTTTTTTAATCACTTTCTCATCATCTTTATTTAATTCTTCAGGCACACAATTAGGTACTTGTTTACCACCTTTATTCTTCATACCAACTTGTTTATATCCTGTCCAACAAGCTTCAAACATTTCTTCGTCTAGTTCTTCACCAAACTCAATATTTTTTACCGTAAACTTCATATTTCTTACGGCTAGTTTACTTCTTGAACCACTTGAAATAAAAGGTATATTTTCTTTACCTAATTTTTGTAAATCAGAATCTTTAAACTTATTTAAAATATTCATAAGTTGTCTTGCTCTAGCAGCTGAAATCTTTTTACCTCTAAAAGGTTCGTATTCTTTTTTAAGAGTTGCAATCATTTGAGGTGTGATACCTTCTTCAATTGTTTCCTCAGCAACAACATTAGCACCATAAAAGTTCATTAAGTCTTTTGCAAAGTTATTTAAATCTTTACCTTTACCATCAACTCTAATTACACCACCATTTACTGAAACACCTAAATTTTGTTTCATTAAATCTGCGATTGCTTTCTTTCGTTTATCCATATCTTGTATGGTAACTTTCATTTTTTTAAATTCTTTTATTTCTTCTTCTTTAACTTCTTCTTTTTCTCTTTTCATTTTATCACGCATATGTTTATACGCAATACCAACTTGAAGTAATGGCTCACCTGTTTCAGGATTTACCATTTTTTCAGTTTCTTTTTTAGCAACTTTGGCTTTATCTGTTTCTCTTTGTGCTTTTAATCTATTAATCTCTGCTTGTTTTTGGTCTACTTGTTGTTTTAATTTTTCTTTGTCATCTGTTTTTTCTGTCGCTGATTGCGCCTCTGAATCTGGTGCTACATCATCTTTCTTTTTCTTTTTGTCCATTTCATTAGCAGCTTCAGCCCAAGTTTCTACATTTTCTTTAATTTTTTCTCTAGGTGGTTTTTCATCTGAAGCGTCTTGAGCAGAGTCACCATCTTCTTCACCTAATATTGCTTTGACTGCTTTAATATTAAGACCTAATTCTTTTGCAATCTTAGCCGCTGACGCACCTTGTTTTCTCATTGCGTCTATATCTGACATTCTTCCTTCAATTAAATCTGAAATATGTTTGATACCTGCGTCTTTAATTGCAAGTTGAGTTGGCACATCCATATTTGCAATCATTTTTTTAACTGCTGGTGTGACATCTGATTTAGTTTTAAATTGCCAAATCTTTTTTATGTTTTGAATTTGTTTGTCGTTTAGTTTTGATTGTAGGTAACCAACTTCGTTTAGTTCTACCTCAGCCATTGCCTCTGACATTGTTTTTCTATATCTGCTCATTAGTTATCTACCTTTGCTCCTGCTCTCCATTGGTAACAAGACCAATATCTAGCTTTTGTTTTTGGACCAGGATTATCGCAATTGTGCCTTGCTCTGAAAGATTTACGTCTTTCTGGATTATCTCTTTTGATACTTAATCCTGTTGTGTCACCAAACGATACTTTCTTAATTTTATCACCGTCTCTAACATATACATAAAATTTCTTACTACCACCACGTATTGGGTCATTAAGTTTGACCTTTTTACCTTGATACATAGCCTCTTCAATGCCTTCTAATTCGTGTTCATAAATTACATCTTCACAGGCTTTGTCAATATTATCGTATTGTTTAAACGTTTTTACTTTCTTCATTAAATTCTCTCTATCATTTTAGCAACAGCCTCTTTAAGCTTTGCTTCCCATTGTTCTTTGTATCGTTCCCTATATTTATTCATTGTGGACTCTGAAGCCGCCCATTCTTTTACTTCTTTTTGAGTAGGTTTATCTGTTTCTCTCTCTAGGAAACCTTTTACTCTTTTTATTTTAGGGTTATCACCACTACCTGGCTGTGATGGTTTGTAAGTAGGATTTTCAAAACCTGGATAATCTGGCTCACCTGGTGTTATGGTTGACGTGTGTTTATAGTAGTCGTTACCAATGTCTGTACTTTCA